GTGTTTGCCCCCATACGGGGCTACCAGTTAGCGTTTCATATACTATTATTAATTAGCATCAATAAATTGGAATACCACTCTCCTCAATTATGCTCTGTGCCCATACACCTCAGCAGCCATATAGCACAGTGTTCTGAATTCCCACTCCATTCTGTCTAATGGTATGTTGTACTCATTCGCTCTCCATCTCACGTACTTATCAATATGGTTTCCCATAAAGTCCGGGCATAACCTTCTGTAGTACACATCCCCTCTGAACTCGACCACATGTGGCCTTATATACTTCCTGTTTAGGTATAGCACCATTAGGTCTTCCTTGTCTAGTACTCTCCCATCGTATCCTATATGCCCCACGAATTCCTCCAGAGCCTCGATTTTACCTAGGTTCAGCCCCTCTCTATGGCTAGAGGTAAACTCAAGAAACTCTTGGAATAGCAGGCCATCCCACTGTGGAACTATCACTTCCTTGAAACCCTTGACTGAGATCCTGCACTTATTCATCTCCAACAGCACCTTCCTTTCCTCAAACACCTCTAGGTCATAACTCTGCTTTGCCATCCTTTCTGTTAAACCTACCTTGTCGAATATGGCCAATTTGTGCCTAGCCAACTCTTCTTCGATTACTGATACATAGTCTTCGCTACAATGCATTCCTGGCAATTTTGCTCTCAAAGCCTCTATATTTGATATATGATCCATAAATTCTATTTCCCATACTTTACCCTCTTCATCCGGTATCCCGAGTCCGCCACACTCTATTGCTCCGTGCAAAAGCTCTTCCTTCAATGTGAACCAATCGTCATCGACCTTTAACTTCAACCAGTGGTTCAGTGACATCCTCATAAGTGCTTGACAGAAATCTCCATCAACCCCCCTTCTTGCTAGTTTGGCCACTTGGTCCATTATACTCATTGTCTTCTCCGAAACCGTTTTGGCACCCGCCGTCTCCCAGTTCCCACTCACAAAATTTGCTAGTGCCCTTGAAGGACTTGCAAAGACTCCGTCTATCGTAACTGTGTTTCTAAAGAACTCTGCCTTCCTATCAATCATCTGTTTAATAGCCGTGGCCTCATAACCTATCGCATCCATAACCTCCACTAGCCTGAAACAGTCTTTTGGACTCCTGAAAGCTATATCCAGATCATCACCCCCGTGATCAAAGTACACGGAGTCAAAATCGCCATACAATCTCTCGCAACACCTAACAGCAATGTTCACATACACAAAGTTCAACACCGTGTTTATCCAAGTTGTTCCTCTCCAACCTGAGTACAACCCTCTTTCCAATTTGTGCTCCTTTCCATCCGGTCCTATCAGGTACATATTGAAAAAACTCTCCGCTATAGCCCTGCAAAAGTACCCGTAATCCTTCGGCGCCCCCGGTATTTGGTCTAGTCCCTCAATCACCCTTGCCATATCCTCACTACTGTGTTGTGCATTAAAATTTGCCCAGTCATATAGCATGTGGTGGAACGTATTAACCATCTTCCGGTCAAAATACAGTATATTATCGTCGTCATTAACATTCAATCTTGTGCTACCTATAGCCGGCTGTTTTTCAGCGACGAACAGTACATAACTAAACACTAGGTAATGCATCAAAGTCCCCGGCAACAACTCCCTTTCCTTGCCTGTCTCATTCAGTTTCGGAACCGCCTTCGTATAGTTCCAACTCCTTTCCGTCTCGTTGATCAAATCTATTACCTCATGGTTCTCAAACAAACTCTTCTTGTTATGTCTTAGCTCAATAACCTTTGTCATCTCATCCAAAAATCTAACACTGTACCGCAATACCTCTTTCCCTAGTGAATTGAGCACTGTGCTTCCCTTGGCAACCCATGACCTTCTCCTTCTCCAGAACTCTACGAAATTCTCGATCCTTATCGGTCTTGGGTCCGCATACATACCAACGTACGCCTGTGATAACGCAGAGTCAAAATCGTCTAGATACTGCCTTCTAGTCCACAACCCTCTTTCTATATCGTATGAAACGAATAATTTAGAATTTCTCAACTTCCTTTCGTCGATCACCTTAGCCCAGTCCGCAGTGTACATCTTCCTACCCGTAAACATCTGTAAATACATCATCCCTTGCCGCACCTCTTCTGTTATCTGGGTAGTGCAATACCAATTACTCACACGTATTAAGTTGTGAAACTCACTCAATACTTCGGTCCACTTGTCCTGCTTGACAAAGTAATAAGGAAACATTTGGTCTGCCAATTCCCAATGCTTACCAATTCCTAGCCAATGGCTAACCAGGCCGGCCACAAACACGTGCCTTGATCCCAAATGTCTGCCCATTATAGTATCACATTCCGGGTCGTCCATTATTTGTAAACTTTCGTTCAACCTCCTCAGCGTCACGTTTACTCTGTGCTTCTCCGCTTCTGATCCTGGTGGAAATAATTCAAACAAATCCGCCGATTGATCAAATGCAACATATTCACCAATATTTCCCACCACTCTCGAACACATAATGGCCCAATCATTCATCGTGGTCCCAAAACCGTAAGCCTTCTTTATTGGGCACATCTCCCGAATAAAATGGTCCACACATTCCTTAGGTACCTTCCTTTCCTCGTATAACTCTAGTACCAAATCCACGTCATCAAAATTCCTTTTATCGAAATTTCCTTCCACCAACCATCTGGGTACGTCCGACGCATAGTTACTATTTGTTATAGAGTAGCTAAATTTGTATGGACATGGCACTGGTATGCTATGTAGGTTGCACATCTCCAGAACTACTCTCTCCACATCCTCGTTATCCTCACATTCTACCACCTGATTCAAACTTCTTCGCTTCACAAATGTCCTACTTATCCTTGAGAAAGTCACTCCTATAAAGTCTCTGTATTGTATATTTTTCTCAAACGCGTTTTCTTCCAGTGCTAAGACTCCCATTATTCCAGCCCCTATTTCGATGGCACATTCCTCACTGTGCACCAACACTACAACTGGACTATCAAAAGTCATCAACGATAATGTTTTATTAATCGCTATGTACCATAAAGTGTTATGCTCAACCCACTCTTTCGTGTTGCTGGCAACGTATTTCATGCGCATATCAAAAAGCTCTGCTGCTGACACTCTGTCAACCAAATTGTCTACATCGATGAATCCATACCTCTCACTGAGATATGACTTCCCATGTCCTCCTGGCATCACTATTGCAAACAAATTCTCTCGCATTGATGGCTCCAGAGCCTCAGCCCTCCTCATCATTACGGACTTGTATGATCCGGTTGTGTTACTATGCGCCAAATAATATCTCATAGTCAACTCGAACTCTCGCGTCTGTGAAGCTGTGAAACGAGTTACTTCAACCGTCTCGTGCTCAGCGGCCTCTCCTGCCCTCTTTTGCAAGTGCATCCCCCTCGGATACCTTTTGCCTACTCTACCACCGTACCTCAAGGTAACGGTGTCCACTACTCTACCTGTATCCTTCACTATCACAGGCCTTGAATGACCCATAGGTGAACCTAGACCACAACGTTCTCCCCGTAGGGTATCGCTCGTGCTCCCTCAACTTGGATTTCCCTCCAATAAGACAAAGTTTGCCTTTTATATATATTATCACGCTAAATTTGATTGCTTTCCCCGCAGGGGATGATTCCAGAGAATCATTTCCCATCTTCAGCCCTGCTTAGCAACC